ATCAGAGCAGATCGGCCACGACGCCCGAGGATTTCTGGTTGCGGGCAACCAGCGTGGCCTCATGGGTCAGCAGCCACTTCTCGGAGTCACCGGTCTTGGCCAGCATTTCCTTCTTGAAGCCGTCCAGCGTCCCCACGGCCCAGAAATCGGGATCGTAGATGAAGCAGTCGCGGGTGAGCGCGTACTGATGCGGGACGATGGCCAGCGTGCCGAAGTCCGACACATAGTAGTCGGCTCCCGAGATGATGGTCGCTTGGTTGCGGCCCTTCACTTCGGTGCGGGTCTGGGCGATGCCGGTGAACGCGGAGAACTGCTGCTTGTTCGTGCCGCCCATCATGGCGATGGAAGGCGAAGCGCCAGAGTTGAAGGCGAGGGCCATGACGGTCTTGACCAGCGCTTCGGTGAAGGTCCGTTGCGTTCCGTTGGTGGCGGCGGCGACGATACCGGCAGAGAAGCCGCCGTTCGCACCGCCAGCGCCGCGCGAGACGTTGGTGGTGAGCCAAGCCAGAGCGCCAGCCGCCTTACGCGGGTTAGCGCCGGACTCGTTCTGCGATGCGCGGTTCTGGAGGAAAGCGGCCTCCATGTCGCGACGCATTTCGAGGCCCTTGATGACGGCCTGACGGGTCGATTCCTTGTCGCGGCCCGCCAGATCGACCACGTCGTCAGTGCGGGACACACCGAACGTCTTGGTGAAGATTTGGCAGTAGTTGCCGACGCGGGCGGGCTGGTTGCCAGCTTGCAGCGTGGCCTCGTCGCCTTCGACCGCCGCGTTTTCGGGGTTCGGGGTCGCGAGGTCTTCGACTTGCCACTCGTGGTAGCGAGCCTTGACCTTCACCTTGCCGATGGACGAGATGAAAGGGGTCTTCTCAGGGGCGACGCGATAGATCACGTCTTCCAGGTCTTCACGCTGTCCAACGGTGTTGAGCGTGGTGACCAGATTGGCGGGAGCGGCCATGGGTATTATTTCCTAGCGAGGAGAACGGCCACCGCATCGTCAATCGAGCCTGAATTGTTGAGGCGCTGCATGGCGGAGGCGGACGTTCGTTGAGACGATGTCGCTCCGTCTGCGCCAGAAGGCTTCAGTGCGGGTCGCGACGGTGCGGGGCGAGCGGGCTGTGCAAGTTTGGCGACCCCCGTGTCGTACAGCATCGCCTTTCGGGCGATAGCCATGGAACGGGCGTCAACGTGCGGCAGCGCATCTTCCGGAACCCCCTGTGCGACCAGATACGACGACAGTTCCCTAAGGTTTTCTGCGCCTTTGACCGGATCGACAAGAGCGGGGGCGAGGGTTTTCAGCGCCTCAGTCTGCTCTTGCAGCCATTCCGTGTGGCGGGCCTTTTCAGCGTCGTCCCTGGCTGCTTTCGCTTGCTGGGTCGTCTGGCTTTCGAGGTCGAATTGCGCGCGGAGGGCTGTGTAACTGTTCGGATCGGATTTCGCGAGGGCGGCCCAGGCTTCCTGAGAGATTCCGTCCCACCGGCTTGCGAACGTGGATTCGGCCTTGTGAGCCGCTTCCGACATCCGTTCGGCCAATGAGGCAAAACGCTCTTTTTCCGCCTTTGCGGCTTTCCTCTCGGCTGCGGTGCCTTCCAGTTTCTTCGCCGTCAGCTTTTGAACGGCGCTTTCCTCTGCAAGGATCGCGGCTTGTGCTTCCGGGGTTAGCGTTGCGAACACCGCCTTGCCTTCAGCCGACCAGAAACTCGGAGCCTCCGCTACCGGCTCAGCCGGTGCCTCAACGTCTCCAGTATCGTCTTCCGCTGGCGTTTCCGCTGCTTCGTCCGTTGCCGCTGGATCATCGGCGGGCAGATTGTCGCCCTCAAGCGCCGCATTGTCAAGATCGGGTGCGGGGTCTTCAGTAGCGGCTTCGGGCGGCGCATCTGCGGTCAGTTCGGCAACGGCTTGGTCAATGGTGAACGATTCGCTCATTCGATTTCCTTTTTAGCGGTTTCGATAGAGTAGGTGGCGATCTTGCCGTTGGCGATGAACCCCTCAATGGCGGTTCGGACCTTGGCCACTGCCTGCATTGCCGCGTGTGCGGCGGCGACATGTTCCGAGCCGACAGGAAGGCTCATCATGGACTTGATAAGCTCCGCGTGCAGGGCGTCACAGGCTAGGTTGAGGATTTCCCTGGCGTCGGTCGCCTTACGGCCCAGCGCGGCGGTTTCTTGCTCGTTCATCCACCCGCTCCACCGGTCTCGACATCAGCCGTCGCGACGGACACCTCGGCATCCACGCGCATACCCTCGCGACGCAATTCCGCGTCCAATGCGATCTGCTCGCGCTTCAACTCAAGCTCAGCGGCGATCTGCTCGCGCTTCAAGGCCAATTCCCCCGCCACCTGATCGCGTTTGGCCTGGATCGACGCTGCGGCCTCGTCGCGCTTGAGTTGGGCGTCCAGCGCGGCGGATTCGGCGTCTAGCGAGGCTTTTGCTGCGGCCTTCTGTGTGTCCATCTGCAAACGCGCGGCCATGTCCGCCTGCTTGGCCTGAATATCGACCTCCGCAAGCATCATCTTGCCCTGCATATCGGCCTGTGCGAGCGCCTGCCGCCCCTCAAGGTCCATCTTCGCCAGTTCGGCCTTGGACTGCACCTCGACCAGCTTCGGATCGGGCTGCGGCTCTTGCGGCTCGGCTTCGGCAGGATCGCTGATATAGGCGTCGGCGTTCTTGATGCGCAGGCCCTTCTCTAGGAAGCGCTTGGTCATGTTATAGACGTTCTCAGCCGTCACCAGCGGCCCTTGCGCGCCACCCTGTTGCGCGACGATGGCCTCCTGTAGCTGGAGCGCCTGTTGCAACTTCAGCATCTCGGCTTCCTGGCCCGACGCGCCCACGCCGATCTCAATCGTCATGTCCTTGCGCGAGCCCCACGACGTAGGATCGACCGGAACCCACTTGTTCCGCAGGCGCACCATCTGCTCTCCGGACGATGTCTCGCGAATGAGCGCGTGCAGGCCGACGAACATATCCTTCACGCCGGTCTCGGCCAGAATGCGGGCGATCAGGCGGATGCGCTTCTGGGCGGCGGTCATAAGCGCCAGAGCGCCCTTCGCCGTGTCGTGCAGCGTGTCGGGGTTCAGGCCCTGTGCGTTGCGCACGATGCCGGTGCGTTGCTCCGACTGCGTCTGGAAATACTCCTGCGCCGCGAAGGGGTCGAAGCCTAGCGGAGACGTGACCAGCGGCGTGATGGCGTCACCGTTCGTTCGCACCGGCATGTTCGGTGCGTTGTTCAGCAGATCGGGAATGGTCCATTCGTTGATCAAATTCATGTTGATCTGCGACCGGCCATTCAGCGCGAAATACCCGCTATCGAGGATCATGCGGGTAAGCGTCGTGCGAATGCGCTGAATCTCAAGCAGCCTGTCCGCCACCGACTCGCCGTAGAAGCGGTGCGTCGTGGGGTAGGGCGTGATGGCGCTGAACCGGATGGTCGGGATGTCCTCTTGCTCAAGGATCATGGACACCGGCCCATCTGTCAGGACGCGCGTGTATTTGCCCTTGCGGCGGATGTAGTGCTCAATGACCTCGACCACGCGGCGGTCACCTGACCCCGATGGCGTCTGGTCATCCTCGCCAGCCGTGTCCCTGGCGCGCGCGACCGCACCGAAGTTGGCCCCGCCGTAGCTCTCGCACTGGCGCACCTTGTCGGCGGGCAGACCGTCCTCGATAAGCTCGAATACGCGGCGACGGGCGCGGTGCGCGCAATAGGGCGTCGTGCGAAGGGACGTGGTGTCTCGGCTGACGGTGAAGTCCTCTGGCGCGACGGCGGAGACGCAAGTCTTCTTGCCCTTGCGCTTGATAGTAAAGGACCACGTCCCATCATCGCCACTCTTGGCGTCCTCGATAGAATCGGGGTTGGCCTCAAGCGCCGCAACGGCCTCTTCCTCCGACTTGCCCTCGAAGCTCTCCGACTCGTCGTATTCCTCGGAGTACCATTTGAAAATACCGGTCTTGGACAGCAGGGCGTCCTTGATCGCGGTGTAGAGGATCATGAAGCCGTCGTTTTCGTTGAAGAAAACGTGGTTGATGTAGTCCGTTTCCTGCTCCGCCGCGTCCTCATCTTCTTGCCCGCGAGGCATGAACGCAGCCACGTCCTCGGCGGTGAAGATTTCAACCAGATCGGGCAGGATGGTTTCGACGGCATCAGCAATGTCTGTGCTGATGGCGCGCGACCGGCCTTCCAAGGCCGGAACGTCGGTCATGACGCCCTTGTAGTAGTCCAGCGACAGTTCGCGGGCGCGCGAAAGCTGAGCGTCCTCATCGAACCCGATGGAATTCGCCTTCTCGTCTTTCAGGAGCCCGAGAAGGTCGTTGCCGGGTTCGTCGGTTTTGTCTGCCATGCTTTATCCGAACGCCGACAAGTGCACCCACTGGACGCCGACTGACGGCGGAATGGACAGGACGGTAATGCCAAGAAGGGACGCAAAGCTTTGCTGTGTGCGCGTTACCCTGATCTTGCAGGAGACGTTCGTCGGCGTGCCTTCGATCTGGACGTTGATCACGTCGGTTACGCCAACGGCGGTCTCGGCAAGCGCCTGAATCTGCGGCACCACGCCGACATCGAACGCGGTCGGGTATGTCCACGTCAGGGTGCCATCAACGGCGGTCTGGAGACGACTGCGGCGGCTTTTCGATGCATGGACATGGTCGGCGCGTGCGTAGGGAGATTGAGCGCCCGGTGTAGGGATAACCGCGATGGGTGCGGGGTCGGTTGACGCAGGCGCGGGAACGCCAGCCTGCACACTGGCAAGCTGTGCCTGGGTTACGCCGGGAGGCTGTCCAAAGTCCGGCATCAGGCGATTCCTCCACGATCCTTAAGATATGCCGTCATCTGCGCTGTTTGCGCGTCACTCAGAGGACCAGTGAACCAGACGCCAGCCAGCACCATCTGGGAATAGGCGCTGGCCGCCGTGTTCGCCCGCGCGCCAAAGCGAATGCGCTCTGTGCCTGTGTTAGGGGTCACAGCGACGGTATTGACCGAACCGCCATTCAGGGACGCGCCGACCGAAGCCGCGCCGAAGATCGTCCTGACGACGCTCTTGCCGGAAAAGTCGCCCGAAGCAGGAGAGACAACCTGAGTCGTTCCGTCGCCGTAACCGCCCTGCGCCACGTTCGCGCCTGAAATGACACTCCGAAGAACCTGACGCTGGAATGCTCCATTCGCACCGTAGGCGAGGAGAAAGCGCGTCGCCGTATCAGCAACAAGAGTCGTCTGATCGGCAAGAACCCAAATCTCGCCCGGCGACGCTCCTGTAGGGAGAAGGCCAACGCCCGTGCTGGTGAGGCTATCGTTGACGCCGTCGAACGTCAGGCCAGGGCGACCGTTGAAGGAGGTTGCGCTGTAAACCGGGCGGTTGGCGTCGGTCGCCTGAACGGCTGGGGTAGCGCCCTTGATCGACGACCACTGCGAGACGTTGGAGCCGACCAGCGTAAGAGATGCGCTGCTCTCGGCATCCCATGCGTCGATAAGCAGAGTATCGAGGTCGGCGGGCACGAACGACCGCATCGCCCCGCGCCGGGACTGCCGCCTCAGATACTGAAAGGGGTCATCGCTGAAGGACGGCATCAGTTGTAATATTCGACGCCCACTGACCCTGTCGCTGCGGCCTCAACGATCAAGCGCATCGACACGAGGTTTGCCTGTCCGCTGTCCTGCGTGCGGCTCCCGGCGACCGCGATGCGCGAGCCGGTCGTCGTGGTCGGCGGGGTCGTCGCGCCATCCACCCGGAAACGCACGATCTGGTTGGTGTTGTTCTGAATGATGGCGATGGTCGCCGTAGCGGGAATGGACGGCAGGGGAGACGAGGACGCCAGAGTTGCCGCCGTGATCTCCTGATAGCCGAGGAAGGTGTACGGGACAGCCTTGACGGGTTGCGGGTTGGCCGTCGATACCGGCCCACCGTTGACGTTCGCCGCCATAGGCATGGGGTTAGTCGCGCTAACCGCCGTCTGGTTAATCTTGTCGGCGTCTTGCGTATAGATCAAGCCCACGGCGCACCCCTCGTTTTGGCGGATATATCATTGCGGCGGAAGTTATACAACGCCCAGCTTCGGGAGCTTGATCGCGGACATGGCGCGCGGCTCCTCATAGGTCGAGCACATAAGGCCGAAAGCGTCAGCCCCGTGCGACGACCAGTCGTGGTTCGGACCTAGGCCGATGCCCGTCAGGTCGTGTCGCTTCTCATGATATGCGCCCAAGGCCTCCACGCCCTCGGCTGTGGTGTCGCGATTAAACCAGATGCGCGAGAACCAGCGGCGTGCAGCCTCGACTCGCTGCATCGCCGCGCCTCGACCCTGATTAGGCACGACACGGACGTTGAACCCTGCCTGCCTCAAAGCGCGCTCATAGGACGTGTCAAAGACCTTTTCGCCATGCGCGCCATCGTGGGGCAGGTATTGCTCTGCGTGCTCGAAACCCGACGAGCGCAACCAGTTGACGTGCGTGGCCATGTCCTGGCCTTGCGCTTCGTAATACGCCAGCACCTTGATTTTCTCTCCAACGAACTGAGCGATCCATATTGCCGTGGAGTCGGCCTTTTGGCCCGTGCCGCCGATGTCCCAGAAAGCGCGCATGGCCATGAGGGGGTCGCGGCCAAGGTCCGTGATGCGGCCCTCCTGCTTACACAGCGCAAGGGCCTTGGCGTAATACGCGCCCTCCGTGATCGTCTTGAACGCGCCCAGCCAGACGTGATCGTATTGGTCAGGCCGGTTCTTTAGGTCGCCCAGCCGCTCTTGCTCCAGCACGTCAGGGAACCATGGGTTATCGACATAGTTGACCTCCACGCCAATGCAGTTGTCAGGCGGGTTCTCGCGAAAGCGCTTGTGCGTGGCGCTGTTCTTGCGCTCCGGGTTCCACGTTACCCAAATCTCGGACTCGGCCTCCCGGATCGATGGAATAGCCTTTTGCCACGCGGTCTCGCTGACGTTCTCCGCCTCGTCCACCCACATCAGCAAGACGCGCGCCTTGGACTTGATGCTGTCGAGATTGTGCCGAAGACCGGCGAATACGAAACGCACCTTTTTATTCAGTGTGCGGATATATTTATCGCCAATGTCAAACGCGGTCACCAACCAAGGCACAGACCTGATCGCGGCCTTGATCTCCTCCATGGATGACTCTTCGAGGGAGTTCATGAACTCGCGACCACAGAGGATAATTCCCTCGCGCCCCTCCATGGACCACTGGTAGGCCTTGATCGCCGTCATGAGGGCAAAGGAGCGCGTCTTGCCTGACCCACGTCCGCCCCAAGCGATTCGGTAGCGGTATGATCCAGCGAACACCGGAATGAGCTTGGGGGGGAGTTCGATCCTGGCGGTGGTCATGCGGGATACTTCACGACTTCGGCCAGCCCGGACTCTATCCGGGACTTATCCCAGCCCCGTTTCGTCGCAATGGCGATATATTCATCCGCCCTTTCGGACCACGCGATGAATGCCGCGTCGTGACATGACGCCTGCTCGGGGACGAGGCCGGTCACGTCATAGCCCTTGTAGGACATCGGGCTTGGCTTGCGATGAGCGGAGCACCCATAGCGCTCCATCATCCGGTCAAGCGTCATCAACATCTGGGCGGCGGTCCAGGATGTAGTCAGGGGCAACCAGTTCGATACGGCTGATCTGGATAGGGCCGCCATCAGCGCCAGTGATTTCCTGCTCGCGCTTGTCGCGCCACTCACCGGACTTGCGGTTCTTCAGCCAGAAGATTGCCGCCGTAGTATCGGGCGCAACCTTTGCTCGGAAAGGCGCGTAAACAGGATTTTCAGCACCGGCAGGCATGAAGATTTTCACCTCATCCTGTTCATATCCAATGGCTTTTTGGTACAACGACCTCTCAACTCTTTGGTCGGCGGTCTCCTTGCCAATCTTTAAGGCCTGACAAAAGTCGTCGTGATCATGCTTCCACCGATAGACCGTGCGCACGTCGATGTCGAAAAAGTCAGCGACCTCTTGGTCAGTTGCCCCAAGCTCCGCCAGCTTCATAACCTGCTTGGCGTAGTCCGGCTTATAATCAGACGGGCGACCGATCATCACACGTCGCCAATGATTGGCTCATCCTCGTTATACCGAAGACCGGGGCCATCGTGCGTGACCGCAGCCTTGAGGTCGATGTACGCTTGGTTGTTCTCCAGCGCATGCCCGTGAGCGTCCGTGAAGCCAGCGCCGTCAACTTGCTTGATGAGTTTGTGGATGAGGTCTCTCATGCCCCTACGATAACCCCAAACCCGCCCTGTTGGCAATGACCATCCTCACGACAGCCTCGGCAGCGCCCAAATCACCGCAGCGGCGAGGAAGAACGCGCGGGCGACCCACTCAGGGACACGCAAGGTCGGCAGGGCCGCGAGAAGCCATGCGATGAAGCCGAGGAGGAGCATGAGCGGGAAAAGGAGGGTCATTCAGGGGCAACGGGTGAGGGGATGGATGGTTGCGCGGTGGCTATTCGCTGAGGAAATAATCTTGCACGGCAGTTCCACCAGAACAGCGGCCAACCGCCTTACCTACAACTCGTCTGTCAGACAAAATTTTCCATATCGAAGTATACGGATATGGGCCAGTCTGGATTTGCGGGTGAACGTTCAGATTCCCGACAGCAGCATAAAACTGCTCCTTGGTGACGGGCCTCACGCCCGCACCGCCTTCCACATGTCCTCAGCTTCCATTTCGACCATTTCGGCCTGATAGGCACCTTTCGCCATGTTCAGAACATCCTTGGTGGCGTATGCGGTCGCGACTTCGATGTTGAAAGTCTGTCCCGACTTCAGCGCCCAGGCGCGGTAAGCGTTGGCGAAATCAGCGGCTGCGGTTTCAATGCGGGTCATCTCGGTCTCTCCATTCCGTTGATCCCTTATCCCCCACATCACCGGTGCCCGTCAACCCCTTTCGTTGATTATTTTCCGCACAGCCTCGATCCGGGTCGGCCCGATTCGATCCAGTGCAGCAAGCTGTTGCGGGTTGAGCCACACCTCGACACGAGCCCAGCCCTTGGCCTTGCGGGCGTCCGTGAGTTGCTTTTGGGGGGTGGGCATTTCAGGCGACGTTCATTTTGTCGGCGGCGGCCTGGGCGGCGGCTTCAGAGCCGAACCGGCGCATCTGGCTGGCCTGCCCAGCGCGACCAAAGCGCAGCGTTTCGACGGTGGCGAAACCGCATTGCGTGACGCCGTGGCGGCGAGCGACCCAGCGCTCATCTGAGGGGACATATTCCGCTGTCCAAGATTTCCATTCGGTATTCATCATCGTTCTCCTTCTCTGCCCCCTTCATCCCATAGGAAACCGGTGATGGCAAGGGGCCGAGAAAGATATTTCTAGACCATGTGCTTTTTCGGGCGGCAACGCTCGCAGCGACGATTGAGATAAGTCATGCGCTGGTCACACGGCGCATCGAACGGGGCTTCGCAAGTTCGGCATTTCGTAGACCAGTTTCGAAGGGTTCGGCTTTCACCATCGCGGTTCGTATAATCGAACGTCCCTGCGAAAACATACTCCTGTCCATCGACCTCAACAACGCACCCAAGCGGCGGTTCGGAAACGAGAAGGAAATGTCTGACGGCCATGATCTGGCTCCCTGTGATTTTCGGGTCTTACCCCGAACGGCCAACCAAAAACAAGTGTGATCTTGGAAAATCAAAAATCATGTGAAAAACGGGGTAGTGTGAAACGTGGTGAAAAGCCCCCCTTACGGGGAGGGCTTATTTTCACACGTATTTTCACACCATCTTGGAAGTGTGAAATCACATGTGAAATCACACTAGATCACACTATCAGATGCCAACGCTTCTGACCTTCCTCTCCGACCTCTCCGACCAATCCTTTTTCGACCAGAGGCCTAACGGCCTGAGCCAGTTTCGAGCCGTTCAGATTGCTCATTGCGGCCAGCCGGGTGAAGCCAAGCGACTCCCCTTTCGCCTTCTTGAGGGCGCTCATGATAGCCTTCTGGTTCGCCCCCATGGGAGCCTGACGAGCCGGTTTTCCGTCTCCATTTTCATCCTCATGCGGACCATCATCGGCATAAAGAACGAGCGTTCCTTCCACCTCTCCGCGATGCGGAAAGGCGAAACCCTTGGCCAAAAGGCGCACGGTTTCGAACTCCTCTGCGTCCTTTTGCTTGCCGTACGGAGCCTCGTTTATAAGCTCCAGGCGCTTGTCTGAGCGCTTGCAATAGATGAGGGAATCGACCGCGCCGCGAAACGCACTGGACCCGCGTTCGCCCCGATCCACGTCCTTTCCGGTGTGGTGAACGACCATGACGGCGGATTTCGTGTGCTCTATGAGGGCGTCGATACCCCGGATAAAGGCTCCCATGTCCTTCTGGCTGTTCTCGTCGCCGGGGCCGAAATTGCGGGCGAGCGTGTCGATAACGATAAGGACGGGCTT